AGCTGTAGAAACAAAAGCACGCAAAACCAGGATTGTAACGATGCTCGACTTCCCACACTTTTATCTTACTTATCCTATAAATAAGCTGTCTATTGAAATTCTTAAAAGACAGGGTTATTCTAAGGAGAAAATGGGAGACGACGGATCCGGTAATAAGGTTAGAGAGAAACTTCGATCTATCCTTGAACACCGTAGAAACGAGCCAGTCTGGCTACATTCGTTAGACCTTGAAAAGGCGTCGGACAATCCCGATCATGATTATGTTAACATTGTACATCAACATTTATTTAAGTTGATTGTTAACGAGGGTATAAGTCATCCAAATCAGTATGTTGATATTCTTCAAAGCATAAAGAAAATTGAAAGCTTTGAGATGGAATCAACAAAACTTAAATCTCTTTTGGAAAACCTGATGAATATTGTCTACTACGATGATGATGATAATGATCCGAACATTAAGGTTAAGAGGAAACTTTACAAAGGATACCCAATGGGCATTCCTTTAACCGTTTTTATTCTTAGTGCTCTTAACGGATTTGCATTATCAGAAGCTCGTAAAGACTCCGGAGTACAAATGGGAGATGATAGTCTGGCTATCCTAACACAATGGGAAATCGAAAAATATGAACTAACTTTAATGTGTCTAGGATTTGTGATTAATCGCCAAAAGACTATCAAGTCTAAATTTATCGGTGTATTCTGTGAAGAATACTACCATTGTACTGTCGAATCATCAGGCCCATGGAAGAAGAATACATTTTCCATGCACTTGGTTGAAGCCGAAAAGATAAGAATCAAGCCTACATTTAAACATTACGATGCTACGGCAATGTCCGATATACTAAGGCCGCGCACACTGAATAATGTGTATACAATGTTTAACATATGTAAAAAGCTTGAAACTAAAAAATATGATAAATTTCTAATTCGGCTGAGTAAGTTGTTCCTTGAAAGGTCAACTTTAAAGTATAACTGCAAACTTGCAGGTATACCCCTCAAAGCGTACATTGGATGGGGAAAATCCCTTGAATATTTTATCAAAAAGGAATACCCAACCGTACTCTCTGAGCTCATTAAAGACCAAGATTTGATAAAGAGATCTAAGGCTCTATGGATCGCAAACTCCGATTTACCCATTGAGGACTCTGTAAGACTCGTTCAAAAGAACGTACAGAGGAGTATCAAAATTAACTCTCAATTTAGTGGGAAATCAATCGGACGTTTTGTTGATCTTATGATTGATCAAGGCCTATTCGCCCCCAATGATTGTGCACACTTAGAAACTTTCTTAAGATCACAAATCATTGAAGGAGAACAGTCTATATTTCACAGGATTAACAAGGCCATGATATCAGATAGAGCGAGACTGATGTACCAAGCAAATATCATCGAAAATCCGCACTTACTCCCTCACGGTGCTGCCAATGGTGAATTATTCCATGCAGCATCAATCGCTTATTCCGCAAGGGACACAAGTCCAGATGATGGTACACCACATCATGTATTGATGCCATTTAAGGCTCTTCAATCTCTATACCGATTTGGTGACATTAATAGTACTATAAAAGAATTAACAGACGTACTATTTAACACTATTACTAACAAACTACTATCACAGGATTATTCATACGTAAAGATACAAGATATGGACTTTCTCAAGTACATACCTGTAGAAGCTCTAATGGCTACAAACTCGCATGAATACTACAACAGTGATCTTATTAACGAGATCTATGATCTCTTAAACGGATAGAAAAT